GTAAATCAAGTCTAAAACTTGTTAAGGATATTTTGTATTGCTTAAATGACCATTGTCCTGCTAAGTGGGACAAACGGGTGGAAGGCTTTGCCAAACACCTCAAAATAAAAGGTCTCGGACCTTCGACCATTCAGAAACTAGAGTTACAGGACTTTCACGACATATACTCTCTTGAAGAGCCAGTGATTTCTGACCTCTTAAATTCTGAGAGATTGGGTAGTAAACTCTGGAAAGAGATTGCTTTATCCACAGACAAAGGTCTCGAAGAACTCCTCCCAGCATTTGGTATTCCACTTGTTGGCAGGTCAGTTGCTTCGAAGATATGTTCTAAAATTGAACATATATCTCAAATTAATTGGGATTCCTGTCGTCTTGCAGGTCTAGGTCCGAAGGCTTCTCAAAACTTAATAAACTGGATAGAAGATGAGTTTTATCCCTATGAATACGACAAACTTCCTTTCTCTTTCAAGACGAAACAAAAAAGTGTAAAAGAAGAGAGTAAAGGAGTCGTCTGTATCACAGGAAAGCTTAAAAGTTATCCGAATAAATCAGCTGCTCATGCAGTGCTTGAGAAAGCTGGTTATACAGTAAAAAGTAGTGTGACAAACGCCGTTACAATACTTATAAACGAAAGTGGCATTGATAGTTCTAAAACTAATAATGCCAGAGCAAAAGGCGTAAAGATAATAACAAATATAAAGGAAATATTATAAAAGGAATAATTATGGCATTACCAAAGTGGACAGACGAGAGAACCGATCAACTGGTTAACTTTGTCGGTGACGGACCTGTTTCCCAACATCAAGTAGCTGAAGCTGCTGATATGTTAGAAACTTCAACAAGAAGTGTTTCTAGCAAGTTGAGAAAAATGGGTTATGAAGTTGAATTAGCTTCTTCATCAGCAACTAAAGCATTTTCTGATGAACAAGAAGCAACCCTACAAAATTTTGTAGAATCAAACAGCGGAACATATACATACGCTGAAATAGCAGAGTCTTTTGAAAACGGACATTTTTCTGCTAAATCAATACAAGGAAAAATCCTTTCTATGGAATTAACAGAACATGTTAAACCAGCAGAGAAAGTTGTAACACCTAGAACTTACAACGAAGACGAAGAAGCACAGTTTATTCAAATGGTAAACGATGGTGCTTTCGTAGAAGCTATAGCTGAAACTCTTGACAGAAGTGTAAACTCTATCAGAGGTAAAGCTCTTTCTTTACTTAGAAGTGGCGATATTAACGCTATTCCTAAGCAAGAGTTCACAAAAGGCTCAAACAAAGCTGACCCTTTTGCAGACTTAGATATTGCTTCAATGACTGTAGAAGAAATCTCAGAAAACATCGGCAAAACTGTTAGAGGCGTGAAAACAATGCTAACAAGAAGAGGTCTTGCATCAGCAGACTACGATGGTTCAGCTAGAAAAGAAAAATCAGTCAGCTAATTTTATTAGTTTAATTTAAGTGAGTGGGGAGTAATCCTCACTCATGTTTTTTGGGAGAAAAGCATTGACACTTGCATCAGCACTGTTGCATCAAATTATATCACAAGAACATATTTCAGTTTGGACAGAACTGAAGGAATCTTATTTACCTCAAGAATATAAATCGCTATGGAAAATAGTTAACTCGCATGTCGACAGATATGGGAGACTTCCTTCGTTTGAAGATTTAAAGTTTGAAATTAGGGATTCCAAACTACAGGAAATGGTTTTTGCGATAGAATCAATAGAAACAGAAATCGATGCAGACACTCTGCTTGATTACCAAAAGAACGAATACACACAAAATGAGATATTATCTCAGATAGATAAGTATGTAGATGAAACGATTGCGTTCTCTACAGCTGAAGAAAATCTCGAAGGACTACAAGAAATAGTTATCGAGGTTTCAGAAAAGGTAGATACTACTCCGCCTGAAGAAAACATGTCAAAGATAGAACTGTTTGATGCAGAAGACGAACTTGGCAAGTATGTAACTTTAGGATTAAATCAGGAGTATGATTTAGACTTTTCATTTTCTCCCAAGGACTTAGTGCTAGTGGGAGGACGACGAGGTGCAGGTAAATCTATTACCTGTGCAAACCTGGCTAATAGTATATACGAAAAAGGAAGGTCTGCTGTTTATTTCACGATTGAGATGGATAGTAGACAAATCCTACAAAGAATCTGTGCTTTAGGAGCAAATGTTCCAGTTAACAGATTAAAACAAAAAAACTTATCCCAAGATGAATGGAATAGAGTAGCAAAATGGTGGTGTGATAGATACGAAGATAGTGAAGGTCATTTAGTTGACTTTTATGAACATCGTAACTTTGACGCCATGCACACTAAACTAGTTAAGGGAAGTTTACGAGAAGATAGGCAAATAGAAATAGTCTATGACCCTATACTTACTATTGGAAAAATTGATGCAGTTTTAAAAACTAAAATGAATCAATTACCAGATGTTGGAGTAATCATTGTAGATTACCTCAACCAAGTCAAACGCTCGCTAGCACAAGGTCGTCAGTATGAGTGGACAGAACAGATAGAAGTTAGTAAAGCTTTGAAGTCTATGGCTCAAGAGTATGAAACTATGGTGTTCTCTCCATATCAAACTGATGCAACAGGAGAAGCAAGATTTGCAAAAGGTATACTTGATGCTGCTGATGCAGCCTACAGTCTTAACGCATGGAATCAAGAAGATAGTTGTATTACTTTCAGCTGTCAGAAAATGAGAAGTGCACAAATGAGAGACTTTACTTCTGAAATGGATTGGGAAACATTACGAATTGGACCGCAATCTGTGATGAATCCAGAAGAAAGAGAAGAAATGAAAGAAAGTATGGCAACAGGAGAATCAGTAAATGAACTTTAAAGAATGGGCAAAAGATTGTATCCTTAGAAGATTACTAGGATTACCACTAAAGTGCCCGCATTGTGATGAAGATTTACCAAAGGAGTTAGAATGGACACAACAACAATAATAATAGTAGCAATGTTTTTGGTTTATATGTATTTCAATGATAACGACAGGAATGGATACTCATGAGATTATTAGTAGAAACAGTTGGAGAAGTAAGAGTATTCAAAGATAGGTCACTATTTGGGCTACCTAGATATGTGGTAGAACATTTTGACCCAGAGTTTGGATTTAGATATACAAAAGTATTATCAGGAATATGGTACAAAAAAGATGATGTAATAGAAATAGCCACGAATATTAATGAGGGGTTAGAATGATATTATACACAGAAAAACAGTTACAAACAGCTTATATTAAGTATGTAAGAGAACTACATAAATATAATATAAGTAATAAACTTTATATAAAGATTCCTACATTGGAAGAGTTTAGACCAATGTATGAAGCAGAGATGGAATTACAAATGGAAGGAGGAGATATACACTAATGGAAGCAGTACAATTACTAGATGATAAAGGTGTTGACTATACATTATCGGGGAAAGATGCAGTTATAAAATGCTTGAACCCTGAGCATGATGATAACAACCCTTCTATGAGAGTAGACAAAGTTACAGGAATGTTCCATTGTTTCTCTTGTGGTTTCAAAGGTAATTTATTTACTTTCTTTGGTGCACCTCAGTCACCTCTTGAAGTAAAAAGAGCATTGTTAAAAGAGAAAATAGCAGAAAAGAAAGCTTCAAGTGTTGGATTAAAAATGCCAACAGGAGCAATAATGTATAATGGAACACTAAGAAATATTAGTGCAGAAACATTAAAAATATGGAGTGCTTTCACTTGGGACGATGGAGATAAATTTACAGGTAGAGTTATCTTTCCTATACGAGATATAACAGGAAAGACAGTAGGATTGATTGGAAGACTATTAAAAGATGACCCAACAAGACCTAAGTATCACATCTACCCGCCAGGATTAAAATTACCATTATGTCCTGCAAAACCAAAAATGATACAAAATAGGGTAATATTAGTTGAGGGTATATTTGATGCTCTCAATCTATGGGATAAAGGATTAAAAAATACAGTCTGTTGTTTTGGAACACAGTCTGTAGATTGGGTAAAACTATCTATTCTAAAAATGCAAGGAGCAACAGGAATGGATATTATGTTTGACGGAGATGAAGCAGGGCAAACAGCTGCCACTAGAGTGCAGTCTATATGTGATGAACTTGGTCTTGCTCATCAAACAATAAAATTAAAACAGGGAAATGACCCTGGCAACTTCACAAAAGAGGGAGTTACTAGATTAAAAAGGAGATTATATGGCTAGAGTAGCACTAATAGAAAGTAAACCATCAAAGACCGATTTTATTGGACACTTTGATAATTCATTTGAGTTTGATAGATATTCTTTAGCCTCTGACCCAAGTTTGAAGAAAGTATTAAAGAGAGATGTTGATATAGAAATAGACATAGATAGTTATGATTGGATAATACTAATCGGGTCTGAATGTCTAAAGTTTTTTACTAATGTTACATCTATTATGGAGTATAGTGGTAAAGTGGTAGACAAAAAGTTTATCCCTGTCATAAACCCATCAATGCTTGCTTTTAAACCAGAAGTTAGAGACTTATGGGAAGACTCTAAAAGTAATATTCAAAAGTATGTATCTGGACAATTAAAAGTTGTAGAGATAGACGAAAGCATGGCATTTGGTATACAAGACAGTAAAGAGGCAAGTAGATTTATCATAGAGGCAAGAGATTGTGAAAGTGAATATGTTGCACTTGACTCAGAAACAACAGGATTATATCCGCGTGACGGACACATGATTGGAATTAGTTTAAGCTTTGATGGAAAGAAAGGAGCTTACATTGATTGTGATTTTATTGATGCAACTTGTGAAGCATTACTACAACAAGTCTTTGATAAGAAGATAGTAGTATTTCATAATGCAAAGTTTGATGTATCTTGGTTTGAGTATCATTTTAACTTTAAGTTTCCACGATTTGAAGATACTATGTTACAACACTACTTAATAGATGAAAACCCAGGCACACATGGACTAAAACAATTATCACTAAAACATACTAAGTATGGAGACTATGAAAAACCAATGTATGATTGGATAGAACAATTTAGAAAATCACATGGTATTCTTAAAGCAGATTTTACTTGGGATATGATTCCGTTTGATGTAATGAAAACATATGCTGCAATGGACGCAGTTTGTACCTACGTCTTACATGGAAAATTTAAGAAAGCATTAGACACTAATAAGAAACTAACTTGGGTATATGAAAATATTCTGAAACCTGGCTGTAGATTTCTTATAGATGCAGAAAATAATGGTGTCCCTTTCGATAAAAACAGATTGTATAAATCACAACAACTTATGGGCGATGTGATAGAAGATGCTGCACATAAACTTGACGAGTATGACGCAGTACAAAAATATAAACAAGTTACAGGAGACTTTAATCCTAACTCAACAAAACAGTTGAGAGAGTTATTATTTGACTATATTGGATTACAGCCTACTGGAAAGTTGACAGGAACAGGTGCACATTCTACTGATGCAGAAAGTTTACAAAACTTAGCAGAAGAGCATGAGGTTCCACAACTCATTCTGAATGTAAGACAGAATGTAAAAATAAAAACAACTTACATTGATAAAATTATACCTGCACTAGATAGAGATGGCAGATTAAGAACAAACTTTAATCTTCATGGTACAACATCAGGTCGTCTATCTTCTAGTGGTAAATTGAATATGCAACAACTACCTCGTGATAATCCGATAGTAAAAGGTTGTATGAAAGCAAAAGACGGAAATAAGATAGTTGCAATGGACTTAACAACTGCCGAAGTATATTGTGCAGCAGTTCTTGCAAAAGATGAAAATCTAAAAGATGTCTTTAGAAGTGGAGGAAACTTCCATAGTAATATTGCTAAGTTAGTATTTGGACTACCTTGTGAAGCAGACCAAGTTGCAGAACTCTATTCAATGGAAAGACAGGCAGCAAAAGCTGTTACTTTTGGTATAATGTATGGGGCTGGCCCACAGAAAATAAGCTGGCAAGTAACTAAAGATAGCGGTAAAGAGTTTACCGTAAGAGAAGCAAAAGAGGTAATAGATGACTATTTTAAACAATTTTCGGGGTTACGAAGATGGATTGATACCTCTCAGAACTTTATTCGCGATAACGGTTTTATCTACAGCTATTTTGGCAGAAAGAGAAGGTTACCGAATGTTGCCAGTAAAGACAAGGGTATTGCCTCACATGAGGTTCGCTCAGGGTTAAACTTTCTAGTTCAATCCGTAGCCTCCGATGTAAACTTATTAGGAGCGATTGATGCTCATAATGAAGTAAAACAAAAAGAAATCCCTGCAAAAATATTTGCACTAGTGCATGACTCAATTTTAGCAGAGGTTCAAGAAGACGCAGTAGATGAATACTGTGAAATATTAAAAAGAAATGTTCAAAAGGATAGAGGACTATCAATTATAGGTTGCCCTATTGGATGTGACTTTGATATAGGTAATGACTATTCTTTTGGAAAGTTTAGTAAGAAATATGAGGATTTAACATGAAAAAATTAATTTTTTGGATAGTAGATTGCTGGAGACTTGTTATGGATATGAGATATAATCCTCTAAGACATATAAAAGACCCATCAATACAAATGTATTTCTATCTAGCACTCTTTATTATGTGGAGTGGTTACTTTTCTGTAGTAGCATGGACATGGTTAGCATGGGAAAACTATAGTGTAGTTGTATCAATTAGTATACATATGGCTGTATTAGTTCCCCTATTTATTACTACTCAAATATTTGCAGAAGCAGAAAAGAATGGTTCCAAATGGTATAGACAATACCGAACCGAACAAAGCATTGAAGCGATGAATCAAAGACTTAAACAAAGAAACTATGAAAAGCGTGTACAATGGGATATAGATAAAGAAGCATGAAACGTAAAATACTAGATTCTTGGAAAAGACCTACAGAAATAGAAGTCGTTGATACTGGTAAAATACCACAACAATTAGATTTTAATTTTGGACCAAGAGACGCAACTCCGAAAGAGTTTGATGATTGGTATAAAGATGAATTAGAGCCTTGGGGAGAAAAGCAACTATCCATAGTATTTGTTATGGCACTAGTGCAGTTTTCCGCATTAGCTTTTATGATGCTTTCCTTCTTTGTCATAGGGAGAGGACTATGATATATGATGAAATACAGTTTCCAATCTATGTTGTCGGCACAGAAGATGTTGACTTAATTGATGGCTTGCTTGTGGCAGATGGACAAGTTATTGATGATAAAAATATGCCTGGCAATAATCTTGCTATGCGTAGACTCCAGACGCCAATGAAGAGTATTTATCCTCTAAGATTTATGATAGATACAATTCCAGATTTGATACGGCATAGAGGCAAGAGTTATATTGATAGTAATGGACAATACTTCTTACTAGAGAAAACAAAGACTGCCTCTATCAAGTATCATAAAATAGGTAAATTAGAGGGCAAGGGTAACGCAGCGTTAGTTTGGTGTTTAATGAGTGACGGAATAGATATACCCTTTCCATTCGTTTGTAAAAGACCGCCGAAAGTTGAAGAAACTTGGGCAGGAATACTGTATAGAAATGGACTTCCATGGGAATTGTGGGAGTTTGCTACAGAGAAAAAGAGAGACACATGGCGAAAGATTTAATAGAAGATTTAAAAGGTGGACTTTGTCTAGTAAAGTTTCAAAGTCTAAAGAGAGGTGGAGAAAGAGAAATGGAAATGACTCTTGACCCAGAACAAATACCAAATCATTTTGTAATGAATCAACGAGATGATAGTGATAAAATTTTAATGTATAATGCTACCTTTGGAAAATGGGAAGATTTACAAAAGGACACAATAATAGAATGGACAAAGCTGTACTAGCAAATAGAGTATTTATGGAAGTTCCTGCCGATGTTCGTGAGAAAATCGACAGAGAATTAACATATGCTATACCGCCAAGAAATCCACAAGATCCGCCTTTCATGATAAAGAACATGGGGTATATTCGTGGGGGATTGATTTCCATACCAATTGGAAGATTGGATTTAATCCCAAGTAATTACACGATAGTTGATATGCGAGTAAACAAACCAATCGACTTTCCTGAGTTTGCGTTCACTTTACGAGAATCGCAACAAAAGGTTTATGACGAAGTGCAAGACTGTGCAATAATAAACGCATGGGTAAGCTGGGGAAAGACTTTTACAGGTTTAGCAATCGCATCAAAACTAAAACAAAAAACATTAGTAGTTGTCCACACAATTGCACTAAGAAATCAGTGGGCAAAAGAAGTAGAAAAAGTCTTTGGATTTACGCCAGGCATTATTGGAAGTGGAAAGTTTGAAACTGATAGTCCGATAGTGATTGGAAATATACAAAGTCTTTATCGCAAAATTGATGAAATAAAAAAGGAGTTCGGGACAGTCATACTTGACGAGATGCATCACATCTCAAGCCCGACATTTAGTAGAATTATCGACAAATTACATTGTCGATATAAAATAGGACTTACAGGAACATTGGAGAGAAAAGATGGAAAGCATGTAGTATTTCGAGATTATTTCGGACAGCATGTACTAAAACCACCAAAAGAAAACTTCATGACTCCTGTAATTGACATAATTGAGTCAGATGTGCGCTTCCTTGATGGGAATCGCGTACCTTGGGCAAATAGAATAAACCATTTAGTTTCGCAAGAGGAGTATTTACATAGTGTGGCAATGATTGCTTCGGGCTATGCTGCAAAGGGACACAAAGTTCTGGTAGTAAGTGACCGAGTATCCCTGCTAAAGACTTGCGCGAGATTAAGTGGAGAGGCTGCCGTCTGCATTACAGGTGAGTTAGACCAAGAAGAAAGAGAAAATCTTTTAGAAAGTGTACAAACTTCTAAAGATATTCTCTATGGCACACAAGCGATATTTTCGGAGGGCATCTCACTTAATGCTCTGAGTTGTCTGGTTTTAGCTACACCTATTAATAACGACCCTTTACTTACGCAGTTAATCGGCAGAATCGTTCGAAAGCAAGAAGGAAAGAAACAGCCTGTTGTTGTAGACATACACCTAAAAGGTAAAACGGCTACAAGACAGGCGAAGGCTCGATATGGCTTTTACATGAAACAGGGCTATGAGATACGAATTTTATAGTCTAGGTAACAAAGTAGGTCAGAAAAATAATGCTTGACACAAGTTCAAATTTTTGTTATAATATATGATATTGTATAATTGGAAAAAGATTCTAAAAGAGACAAACGGTAGTGTAAAAGATGTCATGGTCATTCTTGACATTTTAACTCACAGAATACCGCCATCAAATTACTACGACCCCAAGTTCAAATTCTGGACGAAAAAATGGGGTGGGCGTAGTTTTCTCTTGAATCCAGAAGCATTATTTATACAACGGAATTTATATTCCGATAGAGAGATTGTGGAATATGCTGGTGTCGCTTCATTCCGCAACTATAACAATTATGTTAGAACAAAAGACACCACACTGGACCTCATTATGTACCCACTTAGTGAGGATATAATAACAAATAATAGATTACTTTGGATTGAGAATGATAAGATACATTTTAAGTTCGAAGAAATCACAGACCTAAAGGAATTAAAATGGCAATAAAATTTAATCAAACTAAAGGCGAAGCAAGAAAAGAGAAACTTGACTCTTATGTATACACAGGAAAAGAAGACCACCATGTAAGACTAGTGGGCGACTTACTTCCAAGATATGTATACTGGGTAAAAGGTGAGAACGGTAAAAATATACCTATGGAATGTCTTGCTTTCGATAGAAATACAGAAACATTTAACAATGCTGAGAAAGACCATGTTCAATCATACTTTTCAGATTTAAAATGTGGCTGGTCATACGCTATACAATGTATAGATTACGGCGACAACAAAGTAAAAATCTTCAACCTAAAGAAGAAGTTATTCGAACAACTTACTGTCGCTATGGAAGACTTAGGTGACCCAACAGATTTTGAGACTGGTTGGGACGTTTTCTTCAAAAGAAAGAAAACAGGGCCAAATGCTTACAATGTTGAGTATCAACTACAAGCATTAAAATGTAAAGTAAGACCGTTAAACGAAGATGAGTTATCACTAGTTGAAAACTTAAAATCTATGGACGAAGTATTACCAAGACCTACACCTGAAAT